AGTATAAGCTCTGTTGCATTGTATAGCGGTGAAAAACAAAGTTCAGAAATATTGGCAATATACAATGCTGGAATAAATAGTTCTGAAGCATCTAATTCTGGATTACAGGGATATTGGAAACTTGATAGTGCAAGTACAGTAAATGATTTAAGCAGTAACTCAAATAATGGTACTGTTTCTGGTGCTACGCTTAATACAGGCAACAATGGCACACCCGCTGGTACTCCAGAATCTATTGTAGTTCGTGAGGGATTAAACTCAAATAAAGATGGATTAGGATTTCCTTTTAAATGGGATACAAAAAATTGTTTTAGAATACCAAGTGGCACAAGGTCTGGTACAGACCCTACTGCTTTAGTTATCCCAGATAGTGAGCCATTTAATCCACATACAGGAAGTTTTTCTGTTGAGTTTTGGGTTCGTTCAGAAGAAACAAATCAAATAGAAATAATTGAAAAACAAGGTACTGGTGGTGGCTATCAATTTATTGCTAATTCTTCATCTGGTAAAATAAGATGGGAAATATGGGACGCTGATGGAGTAGGTGGTGTTACAATGGATACAACTTCAGATTTTAATGATGGAAATTGGCATCACATTGTTGGCATAAGAGATTATGATACATCTGGTGGAATTATGCAAATATGGTTTGATGGTAGTCAAGAAGGCAGTAACGCTGATGCAAGTGGTATTGATGATGTAAAACCAGCATCTGATATATGGATTGGTGGTGGTAATACTGCAAAAGTATTTCAAGGAATTATTGATGAAGTAAGATATTACAGTAAAGCACTTTCATCAGCAGAAATTTCTAAAAACTATAAACATGGAAAAGGTAAACACAAAAACTAATAGGTAAAATTATGTATCCAACTTATTTAATATTAACAAAAGCAGTATACGAGGGTAAGCTACCAAGCAAACTTAAAACTGCTGATAGATTGTCTTGGAATGAGTACACATATAAGGATGTGGAAAAGACTGCAAAGAGAATGGTAAACAAATATGACTACTACCCATCAGATGATAACACAAAAGCTGAAATAAAGGCGTATATGGACGATTGTGATGTAGATTATTCATCAAGCGATACCAAAGCTGAGTTATTAGAAAAACTAATGTTAGAAGATCATTCTGTACCACAAGTTGAAGAAGAGTATGCATACACAGAACAAGAAATAGATACGACTACATTACAAGATCCAACTTGGAAAGAGTCAGCATTTAAAAATGGTAAACTTGGAAGTCCAAGATGGAATAATGATGAAAGCAAAGTAATTGTAAAGTATGAGCTACCTATACAAGATGGAACATTAGATGCAGTTAGTGGAGTAAGTGGTATTACTGCGATGAGTCATAGTGAGGCTATTGAAGAAATGAAAAAGGATGAGTGGAGTGGGGAATAGAGGAAACTCTTTGGCAGAATTTGCTGTTACAATGGCTATCATGGCTACTCTGGCTACTACCGCAGCTCCTGCTTTTAGTCGTATCGGTGAAGGTGCTAAAGCAAAGCAAACAAGAGCCAATCTTGAAAAAATTACTAAAGCTTCTTCAATGTGGTATAATCAACAAGTTGAAATAAATGGCATGGGTAGGTTTCCAAGTCAAGCACATAGAACAAGTAGCGTTGGAGTATTAGTAGATGATAATAATAACAGAAGAATAGAAATAGAAGAATTAGCAGATGCAGAATTTGTACCAGTATTTGATGACACGAGTTTTTTACACTTATTTGACAATGATACCATCAAGTCTCCTTATCAGGATGGTAGTTATCAATATGCCATTATTGGCGGTTCTGGTACAGGTAATAGTATTGTATCTCCAATCTTTGTAGTTGTTGATACAGAAAACCCTGAAGATTTTTATAAGTATTACAAGCCTTGAAGAAGAATGAAAAAATTATATTAGGTGGATGGCTAGGAATTTTAATAGCTATCTTATTAATTGTAATGACTTTTAGTGGTTGTAATGGTGGTTGGTCTGTTGCTGGAATACAAATAACTCCATCTGATTCTATAGAAATATCTTATTTAATAATAATAGATCAAGACAGTTCTCAACATTGGTATGAGCCCAGTATTGAAATGGGAGATAATTATTGTTACAAACATCATATTTGGGAAGATGTGAGAAAGAAAAGTGAGTGATAAACCAAAGACAGCACGTAGTTACAGGGCGGGAGTTATTGATGATAATTTTTCCCTTCATATTAACATTAAGTGGCTTGGTCAGTTGTTTGTGGCTGTCGCTGGTATTATTTATGGATACTTACAAATTACAAATAGAATTGCAGAGCTTGAGCGAGAAATGGAACTTGCTACTGCCAACATTGAAGAACTTGTAGATAAACATATGGTAGAAGAACAAAAAGAAAGACAAGCAATGGAAGAGCGTATATCTTTTTTTGAAAAAGAATTAAACCTAAATCCATTTAGTTGGAGAAAGAAAAAGAAATGACATCTGAAGTTATAACATTAATACAGGAATTAGGATTTCCAATTGCTCTTAGCGTGGGTTTGGCTTTTGCATTATACAGCGTAGTAAAATTTATTTTAAAAGAAAAAGTAGAGGATACTTTAAATAGATTTGACGAGAAACATGAAAATTTACAACATAGACTAGATATAATTATGGATGAGTTAGGAAAATTAAAAAAATGGAATGCAGAAATAAAATCTGATTTAAAAGTTTACATTGATTTAACAATGAGGAATAAATAATGCCAATGCCATTTCACTGTATAGAATGCGATAAACCAATAAACCAACCTTTAAATGGTTCATGTGATGAATGTAAACAAGAGGAGGAATAAAAGTGGATTTTCTGGCAATATACTCAGAAGCGGGTATGATAGGTGTCGTAGGGGCTATGTTTATATTTATGGTTTACTCTATGAACAAAAGAGGAAATGAACAAGCATCTGCATTAAAAGATTTAGAAATAGAGAATAAAGGTCAATCTGAAACACTTGAAAATATGGAAGGTATGGTTATAAAGCTTATTAATAGATGGAATCAATCAGATGATAAGCTTGATAGAAAGTTTGATTCTTTAAATAAAGAAATTAATGACTTAGATAATCAAGTATCTGAAATAAAAGGAAGCCTATCAAGGGTAAATGGAAAACATGGATAGTGTAAAAGTAGCATCAGCAAGTTTAGTTAATTATGGATTATCGCTTTCAAACGTAAGCTTAATACTGCAATGTATTGTAGCTGTTATGACAATAATCTATTTAGGATATAAAATAATAAGAATAAGGAAATCATAAAATGGAATGGATGAATTGGACAAACTTTGCATATTTAATGGTTATCATTTTAGGTGCAGTAGGCACAATGGTTGCTACTAAATATCGCATTGTAGTAAAAGAATTAAAAGAAGTTGCCGCTAAATATCACGAAGTGTCAAAGGACGGTAAAATTGATGCAAAAGAGAAACAGGCGTTGGCAAAAGAAAGTATGGACGTCTTAATGGCTGTAGTTAAAATGGTTTGGAAATTCTAGATGCCAAAATTTGGTAAAAGGTCAAGAGAGCGTTTAAAAGGCGTAGATAGTAGGCTTATTAATGTTTTAAATGAAGTAGTTAAGTACTTTGATATTACAGTAATTGAAGGTCTTAGAAGTCAAGAGAGACAGAATGAGCTTGTTGCACAAGGTAAAAGTAAAACCAAGTTTGGTAAGCACGTAAAAGGTAAAGCAGTAGATATTGCTCCATATCCAATTGATTGGAATGCCAGGGATGATTTTCATTATTTAGGTGGGTTTGTTCTTGGTGTAGCCTCAAAGATGGGAATTGATGTAAGATGGGGTGGTGATTGGTCGGATTCCAGTTTAAGTAAGAACGCAAGAACCACCAAAGATAACAACTTTGATGATCTTGTTCACTTTGAGATAAAGGAATGATATATGACCATAAAAGAGCGAGTAGTTGTCTTTCCAGACATACACTTTCCCAATCACGATGAGAAGGCTTTTAAATGTGCTTTAAACGTCCTAAAACAAGTAAAGCCTACTGCTTTTCTATTATTAGGAGACGCTATTGATGGCGAATCTGTTTCTCATTGGCAATGGAGTAAGAAAAAACGTCCTCCGCTTGAATACCAACTTCCCTTTATTGAAAAAGAAATTAAAGAAGGGAATAAAGGACTTGATAGGATTGACAAAGTTCTTAAATCCATTAAATGCACTAAAAAGCAATTCGCCCAGGGCAATCACGAAAAATGGTTTGACCACTTCGTTGAAGAAAACCCATACCTTGAACATTATGGTTCCAGAAAAGCTTTCAAATTCGATGAACGTGGATATGAGTGGCACGACTATGGTGAAGTCTTTAAAGTGTTCGGGAGCAAACTATTTGCTTACCACGGAGGACACTACATGGGAATTGCCCATGCAAGAACTCACGCCTTGCAATTGGGTTGCAACATCATCTACGGGCATACTCACGACTCCCAAAAAGCAGTCATCACCCACATCTCAGGAAGCCACATGGCATATTCAATGGGATGTTTAACTGATATGACTAAAGATTATTTAAAAGGTAGGCCTACAAATTGGACTCACAATGTTGGCATTGTAGATATTTTAAGTAATGGAAATTTTAACTTAGTAGTTCTTGATATAAATGATGGAGTTACAACATATAATGGAAAAATAATTAGTGCCTAAACAATTACACGAAATAAAACGATTTCAATCTGGAACAATTACAACTCCATCAGATACAGACATACCTGAAGATGCCGCTAATTCTAGTTTAAACATAGATGTAATGTCTGAAGATGGAATGTTAAAAGGTGTTAAAAATGACACTATTATTCCTGTAGCTAGTTCTTATGGCGTAAGTAGCACTGCTTCTAGTGCAGTTAGTAATGGTGCAACAACTATAGAAGTAGAAGACGCTAGTTCATTTGGTTCTAGTGGTTATATTACTTTTGTAGATACAGTTGGGGACGTTCAAGTATTAGCCTATACAAAAGAAGGTGTTTTAAGTGATAATTTAATAAATATAGTAGGTTGGAAAAATACTGGAACTTTAGCCATAGATACTGTTGTATATCAAATGACAACATCAGATATAAAAGCTGATAGGTTCTCTAAAATTAACGATAGCGGAACGCACAAAGGCGTTATTTTTGACGATACGGATAATAAATTTAAAAAGATAGATAACATTCACGCAGATAGACCCGTTTCTTCTAATTTGTCTTCTACTGCTGAAACTCATAGTGCATTGCCATCTATGATTAACAACAATAAAGAATTGCACGTTGGAATGGGTGGTGGTGCAAATGATGAACCTAAATGGATAGGAATGATCTCTCATGGTCAGTACGGAGGTAGCGCCCCTGCAACAATGCAATTAACTGATGCAAAGCTACTAAGTCCTAATTCAATTCCTGATTTTTACAAACCTGTATCTGATGGTACTTATATTTACGGATTTGAATATGGTTCAAGTGTAATATGGAAATTAAAAATATCAGATTTTAGTATTACAAAAAGAAAATTAGTGGTTAAAGACAATGCAGTTCCCGCTTCATTTACTGCTATTTGCATGGGTTCAGATGGTCATCTATGGGTTATTGATACTTCTAGTATATCTTATAAAGTAGTAGAAGGTGCTTATAAAGATTTAGATGGCACTACAATAACACATCCTTTAAGGCTTGGAACTTGGATGAGAATAGATAAGGATTCTTTAGAGATTCTTAAAAGCGGTTCATTAATGTATACTCAAACTGCATCTGCTACTATTCTTCCATATTGGCCATTAACCGCAGATGTAACTGATAATGCAGACGCAAACAATCATTGGATTGTTACAGATATATTAGAAAAAGGTAGTTATTTGTGGATTTCTGGAGCAGTTGCAGATGGAGGAGGAAATAGCAACCTTGCTACTGTTGTAAAAGGCTATAATTATTTATTTACAAAACCTACATCAGATTTTAATTTATCTGGTAGTGTAACATTAAGTGGAGACAGGGGAGCAACAGCTCCTTACGATACAGTTGGCTATGGAATAGTAACAAATAATGGAAGTGATACTAGGGGAGCTTTTTCATTAACTGGTGTATCTAATAACACTCCTGTTTATGTCAAAATACCTAAAATAAATTTAGTAGAAATATCTGGAACAAATGACGTTGTTGGTATTTTGATGGATATTTATACAGATAAAAATGCAGAAGGAATATCAAGGGGTGGAGATGGTCTTTACAATGGAAGTTCAAATGTTAATGTAGGAGGAATAATTGTATTAACTGATATTGCAATGCGCACTCAAAATAATGCTAATGATGGATATGTTCCAAGCGTAAGCGCTACATACAAAGGAGGAATTGCTTATTTAACGGAAAGCAGTAGTTATGTTACTTATGATGGTTATATTAAAGGAATTGCATCAGGGGAAGGAAAATTTCTTATTTCTGTGCAAAATACCTCTACAACTACAAGTTCTGATTTAAAATATGGTTCGCAACCAACAAATATTAGTGGAAATTCCAATTCTTCAATTGCAGAATTATCAAGCGCTTCAACTACTTATGACATTAACGAAGGAAGGCCTTATTTAAAAGATAATGGTTCAAACGTAGATATTCATTTATTTGCAGGTGCTGGTAATGGCAGATGGATGTCTTCTACTAATACTGCAAGTTCAATAGGTGCAGATATATTTACAGTCCGAATGCAATCTGAATTAGCATTAAACTTGACAAATACTGGAGCTAGTTCTTCTCATGTAAACGATAAAAAATATTATTACAAATGCGCTTATGTTTATGATGGCTATCAAGAATCTCCACTTGGAGATTTTACAAGTATAACTTCTGATGGTAGTGCTATTGATATTGAATTAATTATAAGAACGACAACTGTATTGTCTAAAAGAATTTCAGGTATTGCAATTTATATGGCAGAAGGTGCAAATACCTCAATTGTTCCAGAGGGGTTTTATCGCTATGTAGATACAATTAATCTAAACAATACATTCGTAGAAATAAATGAAGACCTAACAGGAAATCCAGATTGGGGAACATATAGAAGAAAAGTATATAATCACAATGGAGTAGTAGGCGCTTCTTATGATGCTAGAACTGGTATTTCTGAAATACTTGAAGATACAATAGTAAACTATGGATTATCTACGGATTTAAATAATCAATTGTTTGTAGCTCAATGCTATCATTTAGAATTAGATGATGCCTCAAACTATCTTTTTAAATCAAGGCCTTATAATTATGATCAGTTTAACTACATTAATGATTTCTTGATATTGCCTATTTATCCTACTGCAATTTCATCGTTTAACAATCGAATCTATGTATTTGATAAAAACAATATTTTAAGAATAGAGCCAAATAGTATGTACATAGAATCATCAATGAATGGCATTGGGTGTTTAGGTCAAGATTCAGTTCTTTCAACTGAGTATGGAATGTGTTTTGCAGATAAACATGGCATTTATCTTCACGATGGTCAAAGAGCCAATAACATTTCTACTGCTATATTACGAGGAGATGCAAATTACAGCTGGGAAAATATTGATTTTAGTTATATTCCTAAAATAGCATTTCACAATTACAATAAATCTTTTTTAATTACATTTAAAACTACATCAGCAACTTATTTTACTTGGGAATACAATTTAGTAAAACAAAGATGGGATAGGCAGAGGTTATTTAAAGGAAATGGTCTTTCTCAAGTAACAGCAGAACCAAAAGATTTTATATTAGGAGAAAATGGCGAAATAATTTGGAACATCAATGGTTACTTTTATGATATTAATTCAGATAAGTCAAATAGAAAGTCTTGGGATTGGGCAAGTAAACAAATTACAATGAATCGAGATACTCAAGATAAATCATTTACTAATTTTTATTTAACAGGAAGCCCATCTGGTTCTTTAGGTACAAACATAGCAGTTAATGTTGATGAAAGTAATAGACTTGAAGTTGCCAATGATGGTTCTAGTGGATATACAAATTTTATTTTGACTTCTAAAAAAGGAAAAAAGATGCAATGGGTATTGTCATCTCAAACTGGAACTGTAGATGCGTTAGGGGTTGCTTACAGACTATTAAAGAATAGTTCAGGATAATATGGCAATATCAAAGAAAAAAGCATTGCTTATTCATAGTTTAGAGGCAGTAGAAATAAATCGTGTAATTGAAAAAATATATGATGATTTAAATGATGTAATTAATTCAGTTAATCAAGGAAATACATCAGAAGAAAAAGAAAGTTTTAAAGGTAAGTCAGGAGATATTCGACTTGCAAGAGTAAATGATGGCAGTTATGAAATACAAGGAAAAACCGATGAAGGTTGGGTATATGCCATTATGAAAGTAAGAAATAGATAATAGGAGTTTAGTATGGCTTTTTTTGGATTTAGTGATAGTGATAGACCCGATGATATTCAACACGATTTTACATATAAATTAGATACAGTTGATTATAATCCCAATGAAGGATTGTTAGGAGCAATTGGAAATTTAGAAGGAATATCAGATAAACAAGTAGGAATGGGGGATGAGTTTTCACAAGCGTACAGAAATATGCTTGACCCTAATTCTGCTTATTATCAAAGATTATTTGGCAATCTTAGAAGAGATGTTGGTAGTTCTTACGCAAGAGCAAATACAAATATGCAACAAGCTATGGCTCAACGAGGTATTGGTAAAGGGGGAATGTCTAGTCTTTTAAGTGCAGTAAGTGGCAATCAAATGGGAGAGCAACTTAGGAAAGGATATTCAGGTATTCAAGATGTTGGATTACAAAGAGCGGGTCAATTTGGGCAATTAGCTACAGGAGCTTATGGCAGTGCAGGGAATATAAGTAGCAGAGTGGGTGATTTAAGGTCAGGTATAGATGTTAGAGGATTGCAAACAGATATGACTAACGCCGCTACTAGAAACGCTTATAGGCAATATTTAAACACCTCTAGATACAATCTAAGAATGGCTAATCAAAGAAGGCAAGATGCTTATGATAATCAACAAGCAAATCAAAGAGGTGCTTTTTGGAGAACTGCGGGTACAGTAGTAGGTGGTTTATTAGGTGGCCCCGCAGGAGCAATGGGAGCAAGTGCTTTAATGGGCGGTTTAACAGCCCCATCAGGAGGTAGTGGTGCATACGCTCCTTCTCAAAGTACTGGTCTTGCAATGAGTAATTTCCCAAGTGAATATGACCTTTCTGGTGCAGGAGGTTATTCTCAAAATAATTTTGGGCTTAATACTCCAAATTTAAATTTAACATATTAAGGGGGTAACTAATGGCAAATGCATTAGGTGTAAAAGTAGGCAATCAAGATAACCAAACATTTACAGGTTGGGATTTTGGTGATGAAGCAAGTAAAACTGCAGATAGCTTAATTGCAATGGTAGATAAAAAGCAAGATAGAGCAATTAGAGCAAAAGAAAAAGCAGAAGATAGGATATTTGCAACCTCTGAGCGTATAGCTGGACAAGAGTTTACTAAGTCACAAACTGAGTTAACGGGAGACATTGAAAGCAGACAAATAAAAGAAAGATATGAAGAAACTCGCAAAGGTCAATTACTTCAAGGTGAAATTGACATAAATAAAATAAAAACAAGAGGCGAGTTAGAAGCATTAAGGCAAAAAGAAAGATTAGAATTTACAGGCGGTGAAAATGCAAAAGATAGAGATCAGAAAGGTGAATTATTTGACAAAGAATGGATAAATAGAGAAAAGCAATGGAGAGCCAAATTAGAAAGCACAGAAAATTTATTTGAACGTGGTAATGCATTCCAAAAAGAAATAGAACAATTTAGGCGAGATGGCAATATGGAAGCGTTAAAAGCTAGGCTTGACGCAACTGCATCTGAAAACGCTTTAGATAGAGAAGCTCAACAAATATTACAATCAGACAGATTAGATAATTCTGCTAAAATTTCAGAATTAGACAGATTATCTAGAGAAAGAATTAATAATAAAAACATTATTGCTGAAGCAGTGCAACGAGAAAAAGACAGATTGTCTAGAGAAGGTATGCAAGAAAAAGACATAGAAGCTGCTTTAACTAGAATGGAAAAAGGATTAGAGTTTGATTTAAAAAGGTACAAAGAGCAAGGCATTTTGGCTAGAGAACAAGCTAGAATAATGAAACAACAAGAAGCAGATAAAACATATTCTTTTGACCCACAGTTTTTACAAGGATTAAAAAAAGAAAAAGGCGGTCTTTTTGGTGCGGGGTTTAATGAGACTGACGTATTATCTGCATTTAGAGGCGACCCTGAAGACCCAAATAAACCAAATATGTTTGCTGGGTTAGCTGCAAACGTGCAACAAGTAATGCAAACCTCAGCTAATAATCCACAAAGACAACAAGTTTTAAATGCGCTTATTGAAGTACAAGACCAATTTCAAGACCCAAGGTTTTATGGCGATAAAGATAAATTTACTGGTGAATCAAATGAAGCATTTGCTAATGTACAAGCAGTACAAAATCTTATGATGTTAATGGGTCCTCAAGGAGCTAAAGCAATAAAACCATTTGACCCCAATGCTCAAAGCGACCCTATATTTGGCCCTGTTGGACCTGCAATACAAGCTGTTGGTACTAAAGCTTATGGAGCAACTCAAGATGTAATAAATTCCCTTATACAAAATATGAGTAATTTAGCCCCATCTACTCCTGCAACATCTACGCCATCAAATATGCCTATTAATTAATGGAACCAAATCAACTTGCACAATATATAAATGCCTATCGTGTAAGTCCTCATCTTTTTAATGACGATGAAGTAGACGAACTTACTAAATACGCTAAAGAAGCTGGTATCAACTTTAATAGAAATATGGAAGTTGAAGAAAGCAAACAATCTGGATGGGTAAGCCAATTTATAGGTGGAGTAGCCGAAGGGTTTCTTGGGCCATTAAACATCTTTGGTGGCTCTACTAAAGACCCTGTAACCTCTGCACAACAAATATCTAGAAGCGTTGGTAGTCTAATTGGTTTTGTCCCTGGCTTATTAGGTGGGCCTATTAAAGCAGGAGCTAGTGTTGTTGCTAAAGCTGGTAAAGCTGTATTAGCTAGAAAAATAGACGCTGTTGGTGATGCATTAATGGCTACTAAATCTATTCCTATACGTGCTGCTGATAAAATTCTTGGCAAAGAGGTAGGTGAAGGTGTACTTGCTAACTATGTAGGTAACGCAGGAAGGGTAGTAGATGCTTTTTTAAAAAGCGATACTGTTATGGGCAATGTTGCACAATCTGCAATGCATCTTGGTACTGCTAGTGCAGTTAGTGAGTTTTGGAAAGGCCCTGACGCTATGAAAGATAGCTTTATACATGGGGCTATAGCAGGTGGTGCATTTGGCACAATAGGTAATTATAGGCAATTAATAGAAAAAGCAATAGGCGCACCTAGTCCAATGGTTAGAAAGTTTGCTGAGAGTAAACTAAGAGAAGGTATTGCAAAAGGAATGGCTGGAAGTGCATTTCAAGGTGGTATCGCTACTATGCATGGCGCTGATACTGCAACTCAAATCTATGAATATATGCTTGGTGCTTATTTTGGTTCTGTACATCCATCAGTACATCAAAAAATAGGTAGAGACTATTTTAATAAATACTCTGCTGATACAAGCAAGAAAAACTACAAAATGATGGAAGACCCTGAGTTTAGCGCTTTACCTAAAGATGCACAAGCAGAGGTAAAAACTACATTTGAAAAGCATATTGGAAACAAATTTAATGATATAGCTAGTGACGCTAAAGGCATTGATAGGTTTGATGTTTCAACTGCTGCTCAAGAATTAAGAAATCAATTTGCTGAAGAACGATACGACATATATAGCACACGTGGCAAAAAATCACGTGAGGATATGACAGAAAAAGACAAGTTTGAAGCACAAAAAGAAATTGTATCTGCCCATGAAGAAGTAGGCAATATTTTTCAAGAAGGCAGTCGCATTGGTAATGAGATCAATACATATAAAGCAGACAAGTTAGAAGGTGAAACTAAACGTATATATAAAGGGTTAACTAAAGAGCAAGTAGAACAAATTAAAGAAGGTAATTACAATTCTATTTACAATGAACTTGGAAAACGAAATGAGTTTTTTAATGATATAGAAAAAATGTTTACAGCAGAGGATTTAATTACTCAAAATAAAAATGCTGAAATACAATCTGAATTAGATACTGATACTACATTAAAAAAGCTTTTTAGAGATGTTAATACACAAATACAAGCTAAAGAAGGCAACGAATTAACCGATATTGAAGTAGCAGGTAAAGTAGTTAAGGCTAAAGAAACTGTAGATAAGAAATTAGCTGAGCAACAAGAACGTCAACAAACAGGCGAAGGTTTAGAAAAAACACAAAGAACACCTAGTGGTCGCAAGGCAGGTGATGTTTTTACACTAGAAATGAAAGATGTAAATGTTAGGAGAATAGAAGCAGATTCTAACTTAGAGCCAGGTAAGCAAATAATTGGTAGAGTACTTAAAAATGGAGACGTTGTAATTTATGAAGGGACTAAAAAACTTAATTCTAAAGAACGCAATGAACTTATTAAAAAAGAAATATCAAAAGCTGAAAAACAATGGATTCAGACAGAAAAATTATTAATAGAAGCAGGTTTTAGTAAAGAACAAATAAGTAAAGAAAAAAATAAAATACCAGAACTACGCTCTGATTATTTAAAAAATAGAACTAAAGAATTAAAAGACTTAGAAACTGGAAAAAATACTAAAGTAGAAAAAACTACAGACCCAGTTAAACAAGAATTTGACAGATATGCATTATTTAAAAACGAGGTATATAAAGAATTAGGTGTTAAGCCAACAGATAACATAGATAGAGCATTAGTGCAAAGTTATGAGCGTTTTAGGCAAAACAAAAAACAATACCATAGTTCATTTAATCTAGATAGCAATAAATTAAATAAAATAGAAGAGTACTCTAATGGAGTACGTAAGATTTTATCTCATCCCATACTTCCCCACGAAAAAATATATAAGCATGGTAAAACTTATGTAATAGATGAGATTATAGAAGGTAATAAGTCATATGATCCATTAGCTAAAGTTATGCGCTTTAATGAAAAAAATGAATTATCGTATGACTTTTTACTTACACCAGAAAAAATGGCTGACCTTATGGTGCAAGTTGGTAAAACCAATAAAAGTCAATACATATGGACTCCTGAAAAAGACAAGGGTAAGTTAATAGTAAGGACTTATCACCCCGATACTAAAAAAGCAAAGTTAAATGATATATTAAAAACGCCAAAAGAGCGTGAGCATTTTAAGTTTGACCAACAGGAGTTTTTAAAACTTACTGGCGTTGATAAAATGAGTAAAAAAACTCAAGACAATTGGAAAGAATTACACGAAGACATTTTTAAAAGCAACTATTTGTATGACCCTAAAGGTCAATTTAAAAGTGCATTAGACCTAGTTAAACGTAGTAGTTTGCTTTCTAGTAAAGACTATGAATTAAATCCTAATAAGTTTAAAGACTTTACTAAAGACAATAAATTAGATGTAATCTTTGTTGATGATGTGGCAAGTGCAAAAGACCCAAATAATCCAATAAAACAAGAAACATTTAATGTTGAACGTATTAAAGATGGCAAAAGAGTTATTGAAAAAAGAATGCATGAAAGTGACGTAGATGGCTATATTGTTCTTCATACAGACCTATTTAACAAAATAGTAAAAGAGGTCGGTTTAGACCCCACTACAAGCCATATAAAGCCTACTATAGCCACAGAAATAGATGGTAAGTTGTTTTTACTTAAAGGGGGAATACATCCTAGTCAAAAAGGCTATGATGCAGTACTGCCAACAAAGGGTAGTATGATAGTAATGACATCTGCTGCTAAAGTAAATCCTGGCAAAACTTATACTGCATATCCAAATGAAAAAAATGAATACAAGTTTTACAAAGATGGTAAAGAAGTAGTACCTGAAACAACAAAAATTAATTTTGAAGATTTACGAATTAATTTTGGAGTATATGGAGACAAACACGCTTTAGACCCTGTATCAATTAAAAGACAAATGCATAGTACTCTTGCTGGGTTAAACATTAGTGCAAAAGGTCATAATGCATTAATGGAATTATTTAGAGATTCATATTTAGGCATAGAAAAACAAAACAACTATGTCCAGCAAATGTTAGAAAATCCCAATATGAAAGTTCCTAAAGATTTTAATATAAGCAAAATAGGGCATAAACAAATTGCAGATATTTTAAATAGTAATTCTAAAAGTCCTGTTGTTAAAGAATTAGTTGATGACATTTTTAAAATAAATAAAGAACGCAAACGCAGTGATGATACGCATATTGATGATATTGATTTAATGGAATCAAAAACGTATTCAGACAGAATAGTAAAAGAATTTAAAGATACGAATTATAATCATCTTGCAGTTAGGTTTTTAGAAGACCAATCTGGAAGTTTTAATGATGCAGTAGTTCGCTATACTACAGATAAATATTTAAATCCTACATACGATTTTAGTGCATCTTCTTGGGTAGCTGGTAATCACGCTTTATTTAAAAATAGACTACCGAATAAAGAAATTAGAGAAGATCACTTTATGCTTGGTCATAGCATGAAAGATATGAAACATAAAGAATTTGGCACACTTGAAAGAGCTTGGAATGCTTTTAAAATAATTAAAAAAGGTGGTTTTAAAACAGCAAAAGGTAGTATTTATGTTTTAGAAAAAGGAAATAAAACAACTAGAACTAAAGAAAAAAGACTTGAACATAAAGATTTTGGACTAAAAGAAACATCTCTTGCTACTGTGTATTTAACAAAAAATCAAGCGATGAAATTAGCAGGTAAATTTGGTGTGCTTAATGCTAGTGGTAAAAAATCATTGTCTTTATCAAAAGATGGTATTTCAATAAATGGAAAACTTTATGGTGGAGCTGTTAAACCTAAAAAAGGTTTAATGCCTCTTGAGATATGGCAAAAAGATGGGCAATTGTCAAAATATCATTTGGGAAATAAAATCACTGAATTTTTAGAAAGTGCTAATAAAAAAGAAATACAAAAATTTAAAGATGAACATTTACGTATTGCAGTTATGCGCGTACCTAGTCCTGATATTAGTGGTACTAGGGTATTGTATTTTGATGGTTTTACAGGAAAGAAAAATGGTGCATATGATTATGGTACTTATCTTAGACAAAAAGACCATTTTTATATTGATGGTGCTGATGTAGATGGCGATAAGGTATTTCTTTATCAAGGTATGCCTAAGGAATATTTAAAAGAAGTTTATAAGAAAAGAAATAATTTAGAACGCAATGGCGCTTCAATAGAGAATAAGGCTAATAAAAATGATATTATATATGATAAAAGCTCACCTAACGAATTAACATATATCAATAGTAGCATATCTCAATATATGCCCAATGCTTTATTGCGAACTGGTATGTCAGCTAAAGCTGGTAAAGATGGTATGGGGCAAATAGTGTCAGCTAAAGAGTATTTAAATATTATTTTATCTGATGTTATAAATAAACAAGCGACTAAAAAAATGAAGGGTAAAGATCGTTTTAAATTGTATGATAGAAACAATAAACCATACGCTGAAATGGAATTTGGTTCTATTACAAAAGAAGGGTTAGATAGACCTGGAGGATATAAAGAACATTCTTTAGAAACATCTTCAAGAACTGCAGATTCTAGCGGTTATTATAAACTTATAGATGCAATACAAATGAGAGATGTATTAACGCAAAGAGGTATGCCTAATGCTAAAGTTTATGTCTACAATAAAAAAGGTAAAATAAGTAAAGATCAATTTGGTGCTGAATTACATAGAAAACCTATTTTTGGTGATTTAAAGAATTTACCTGAATATGCAGATATTTTTGATGTAAAACGAAATTTATATAGAAGAAAAGATGATATGGGGAGAAGACCATCTTTAGAAGATGTACAAAATAATTTAAGTAGATTTAATGAAACTGGATTGGATTTTCAATCTAGCCTTATTGAACTTTCAAAAGCTTATGGTAGACCAGAAAATTTTATAGAGCCAAGTCCATTAAGAGTTTCTAATATGGATTTTAAAAAATACAATCGCTTTTTACGTGAGTTTCAAGGTGGATTTCAAGACCCAAGTTTGTTAAAAATGATTCGTAGAATGAATATGACGATTGTTCCTGACCTTGGTAAAAGAAGGACAAAGAAAAGAGGTAAAAAAAGAGCAGTAAAAGAAACTACCTACAAAACAAATGATTTAATGGATGCAACTAGCGTATTGATTCAAAACAAAGCTGGTGAACGATTATATAACGATATGCTTAAACGAGGTTTATCAGAAGAAAATTTTATTGAGTTTGCAGATAGAATTGCAATAGAAGCAATTAGTTCTAAAGATGATTATGCAAAAATACATTCTATAGACCCATCTTTACGCAAAAATAAAAATGTACACACTACTGCACAAGCAGAAGAGCAAATACGTAATAGACGAAATGACATTATTGAAACCGCAGAAGAACTAGGAATCAATCCTATTAATGCATCTAGATATTTTGATATGTATATGCTTGGCAGTTTATATCCTCAAACAAAAAGCATTAAAGAATTAAGAACTGTTTATGAAAACAAATTAGAGCAAGTAAAATCTTTACCAGATTCAAAAAGAAAAAGATATGAACTTGCTCGTCTTCAAGAACAATTAGATAATTTTGAAGGTTTTTATAATAAAACAAGTAGGCATAATTATCCTTATTTAACTAACGAAATACCAAACTCTAGTAAACAGCTTTTTATGAATACATTCAGTCAAATATTTGATATAGCAGTTGTTCCTAAAATAAAAGCTGAAGTTAAAAAAGCTAGTGTTGACCCTGTAATGGAAAACGTTAATAAAAAAGGTCCAGAAACACCTCAACAAAAAGACCAAGGTATTAAAGAAAAATTTGAAGAATTAGTTCCATTTAGAAATCTTTTTGATTTAAAAGTATCTGATAAAAGCACGAAAGCACCAACTGATGCTAAAGCTGATGCTAAACGCATTGTAGAAGCTTTTAAAAAATTACCAGAACATTCATTAGATAGAATTAATGATATGTTTGTTGAAATGATAGAAGCTAGAGATAGAGTAGGGTATGGCATTGAAGAAGCTACTTATACAGATTTAAAACATTTTGCAAATACTCTTGAATATATTACATCTGTAAAACCAAAAGGAAATAGACCAAATTGGTTAGATAAATATAGATTTCCTCAACGAGTTGCAGAAAGACAATTTGCACATGATTTTAGTATTCCAGTAGTTAGAGAAGTCAATTTTAGAGATGCCAAAGGCAATCTTGGTAGAACAAGTATTAAAGTGCCATTGGGTACAATGCAACATTTACAAGATAGTTTTGGCAGTATCTATAATTTGCAAAACATAGTAACCAATATTGCACAAGAAGATCGTGATGCATTTTTTACGTGGCGTAAAGATATATTAGACTTACCTAATGGTGTTAGTGAAGCAAATAAACTTCATCAAGCAGCAATGACCAGATGGCTTAGAAACGAAGGTAGGAATGAATTAGAAACTGATTTTAATTGGAAAGAATGGAAAAAAAACGAAAAGTTATATAATTCATTAAAAGATAATACATATAAAATAGTCGAAAAAGGTCAGCAAAAAGAAGTTACTGGTGAGCAGTTAATGCGCACTATTGCAGAGCAGAATGATGCGTTTTTAAGTCAGGTTTATAATACAATTGCTAAATCAAATATAGATTTTAGTTTAATAGATGTTTATTCATTGACGGGAGAAAAAGCACAAAAACCTGATTACAAAGCATTTAATAAGCAAAATACATATTTAAAGTATAATGAAAAAACTGGCAGAGCCAATCTTGAATACTTAGAAAACAAATATTTAAAACCTTTAGCAGAAAATGGTAAGTATATATTAGAAGAGTTAGGTAAAAATGGATTTAGTGCAGAATTGTTAGGACGCATACGATACGAACAACAATTAGAACAATTTGTTAAAGATATACCTTTAAGCAAACAAAAAGCATATAGAGAACGATATAGACAAAGGTATAAACCCTCAGATTCAATACAATACGAAGGTTATTTAGATAACGCTACTTATTTTAAAGGCGTTGGTAAAGTAGAAGGGCGTTATTTTCCAAGAATGTTTCATGGAGATACAAAAGCAAGTTTAATTGAAATGCAAAACTTTATGGAAAATAAGCGTATTGAATTAAGAAAAAATCTTGAAAAAAAATATATTTATGACCCAACGCTTACAGATAAGCAAAGAGAATTTGTTGCTGAAATGAAAATAGATGAACGTTTTGCATTTAAAAAGAATGATTTAAAACGAATAGAAAACGCCACTACTCAAGAAGCACAAGATGCAATAACTAGAAAAATTATAAATGAAAAGATTGCAGAACTTGAAACAATGTTTGAAGCGCAATTAGGTAAATCTCTTACATTAGATAATGGTAGTGGTCAAGAAGGTGCAAATTATCTGTGGTCAAAATATCAAAATAAAGAAGAAGCAGTACGAGATGGTCATTTTAGTAAGCCTAGCAGTGGTCAATCTAGAGGTGAAGAACCTATGCCAGGAGCTAGTTATGAATTTAAAGTTATAGAAGCATATCAAGAACAATGGATTAATTCATTCTTTAAGAACGCTACTACATTAATTAGTAAACGAGCAATAGATAGATATGTTGAATTAAACCCTCTTGGTGATAAAGAAATAACTGAAGATTGGGCAAACCTTATGCGTGACTATACTACAGATGTACTTGGTCAGCCTACTTTATACAATCCTAAAACATTTGGTCTTAAAAAAGCAGAAATTGCAAAATACGAAGCAATTATTAAAGCATACGATAGAGAAAGAAAAGGTAAAAAACTTAAATTTAAAACAGTAGAAAAAATATTTGAAGACCAAGCTGAATCTATGGCTCAAAGAATGGCTCAAGGTAGAGAATATACAATTTCTGATGCTATGAAAGAAAAAGCTGAATCTGAGTTAGCAAAAAACAAAAAATTTCAAACATGGGATAAGCGTTTATTTTATTATGTAACAGATGAAGCTGGAGTGAATGCTTTAGATAAAATAAGTACAAAGTTATGGGGTAGAAAAGACAAACCTAAGTTACCTTTTTATGGGGAACTTCCACAAAGTCCAGAAGCTAGAAGACAAACATTGTCAAGAATATTACATCAAATAGGCGCAGCAGAAGCTAAATGGCAGTTAATTACATTATTATCTCATCCTAAAACAGCAGTAGCGAACCTTTTTGGAGGTAGCCATAATACAATAGCAAGTGCAGGGTTATACAATTTTACAACTGCAACATTTAATAAAAAGAAATTATTAGCTACTATATTTAAAGGAACAAAGCTTAACGATGGTACAGAAATAACTACGAAAGATCACTTACGTAGATTTGCAGAAGAAAATGGAGCGCATGAAACGTTTTATGTAACAGAAGCATCACTTGAACGAAAGTTTGCAGGAAAAGAAGCAAAAGAATTTTTACGTGAAGTTCAAGAGACTCTTAAAACAAGCCCTAATATGAGTGAAGCTGATGTACTTTCAATTGCTAAGAAATATAAAATAACTACTGCAGTTGCAAATGCCGCAGCTATCCCAATGCGTTTTTCTGAGAAAAAATTAAGAACAGATAGTTTCTTTGCACATTATTTAAATGCATATAATAATCTTAAAGATTTTATACCAAACATTAAACACAATGACCCATACGTTATTAATATGGCATTAAAAGGTGTTGAAGCTACTCAGTTTTTATACCATAGTGCATTTAGACCTAATTATAGTAGAACTGCAATCGGTAAAATGATGACACGTTTTCATCCTTTTGCATGGAACTCAGTACGTTTTAGAAGGCAAACGTATCAACGTGCTGCTAGGTATGGATTTAAACAAGGAACTGAGTCATTTGAAAAGTTTAAACGCTTAGCTACGCTAGATATATTTGCAATGTCACTTGCTAATATGTTTACAAGTAGCGTTTTTGATGCAACTGTACCACCTCCTTTAAATTGGTTGCAAGATACTGCTGATTGGTTATTTGGCGATGAACGTGAAAGAGAGAGAGCATTCTTTTCTTCGTGGCCTCATCCTGTATTAGCACCACTTCAAATTGTTACGCCACCTATTGCTAGGTATCCTATGACCTTAATAAATGCAACTATTAATGGAAATTGGGAACGATTTGCTGATTATTATCTATGGACATTTTTTCCATTTGGAAGATTTGGACGTAGTATTGCAAAAACAATAGAAACCCCAGAAATGTGGGTAGAGCAAATGACAGGCATACCTATACATGGCATTGGAAGGGAAAAAAGAAACTTAGTAGAATCTGAGTAATTCCACCCCTAGTACCACCCCTAGTACCACCCCCAGTTTTTTATATTGGATATTTTTTATAACTTATAGGTGTGTAATTGTATTAAATGTGGGGGGTTTGCATAGCCACGATTGAAAAAGGTAAAGTCAAATATGTTATTTATAATGAGGAAAAATCAGTCTTAGACTGCCATGGGGTGGCAGGGGTCGCAGGTTCAAATCCTGTCGCTCCGACAGACGGCAGACTTACCTTTTTTCAATTTGGCAATTAACACTCATAGCCACATGATAGCCATGAAAGGGGTAAGTTATGCCTTTAAAAGACAATTTAATAAAAGACCAATGGGGTAACATTTATTATAGAAAACAGATTGATAAAAAGCGAATTATATTACCAGCTTATACAAAACAAGATAAGATAGCTAATAAACTTCATTCTGCGTTAGAGTACCAAGCTCTAAAGCAATATTACAATCCAAAACAAAAAACCCGTAAAGTTTCTTTTAAAAAACTTGTTAAGTTGTTTTTAAACAATAAAGAGAATATTAATAAATGGTCTAAGGCAACTAAAGAGACATATATATATGTATTAAATGCATATCTTAAATCAAAAACATTTCCAGAAAACAAACAAACTGCTATAGGTTATATGGCTAAAGTGAATGCTTGTATTAATTGGGGAATAAAAAAAAATTATAAAACATCTGAAAAGATTAGAAAGCTACCAAGAAGAATAGGACGTACTAGAGTTTTTTCAGATAAAGAATTGGCATTAATAATGAATAGCCATACAAATACTGATCTACAGGAGTTTTTTAATTTTGCTTATTATACAGGTGCAAGACGTGGTGAGATATGTGCATTAAAAGCCCATCAAATACATCCTACATTTATTGAGGTAAAAGGCAAATCAGATAAACGCATCATTAAACTAAATAGTCAAGCAAGACACATACTCTTTTGTAGAGAAAAATTGTGGAGCTACAAGGGTGATTTTGTTAGTAAAAAGTTTAAGGCATACCTAAGGTCGCTTAACATAAAAAACGGACAATTTCACGACTTACGAAGGACATTTGGACTGAATTTAATTAAATCAGGCGTACCTATCTTTACTGTTAGTAAACTACTAGGTCATTCTAGTGTAAACATTACAGAACAACATTATGCTCCTTTGTTAGTAAGCGATATAGAAGAGTTTGAACTACCTACTGGCAGTTTGGACAAGTAACTTCTATTTTGGGAAGTCTTTCGTATTCATCCCAATATTGCACAGCTTTTTGTTGTTTATTTTTACTTCTTTGATGGTAAAAATTCCAAGTCTTTTTACAACTTGGGCATTTACTTAATGGGTATGTGCTTATTCTTTTTTTAAGTCTACCTCTAGTTATGTTTACTTTTCTAGAATATGCTTTATCAAACCATTCTTCACTAAAATAATATTTTAATGTTTTTACCTCGGCTTTGGCTCGATTTAAGTACCTTTCTTTATTTTCTCTGGAAATCCGACCCTCAGGCTCTAGGCCATCAGGTCGGTTTCTCATTTTGTTATCCTTTTTTTATTTTAGAAGCGAAGGGGAAAGCACCTACCGATAGGAATTGGTTATGCTTCCAAGCGTTACAAGGTTTCGAGGTATTGCTACTTCCCTAACAATCGTCATTGCAACTTCCCCCTTGCCTCTTATTTAACTAAGTAATCTTTTATTCTTTCTGTTACAAGAGATGCAAGTAACATTAATATGAATATTGATATGATCCATATAAGAGCTGCTATCCCAAGTATGAATATATTAGCTATCCATTCAGCTATATCAAGAACCAACATTATGTTCGTACGTTCTATGTTTATTTATTTTTTCTATTAAGTCTTTGCATTCTTGCATTATAATAGGTTTTAAAGTTCCTATCTTAGCTAAAAAATCTCTGGACTCTTTTAACAGTGTTCTTAGTTTGTCATTTTCTTCTTCTAGAATTAAAAGACTTTCGTTTACTCTATGTGCTTCTTTCATATAAATAACCTTCTTTCTTTTTACATTTATCACAAATTTGTTTTTCTAATCCATATTTAGGCATATCTTCATATTGGACAAACTTTCTTTTGCTACTTGACCAATCATATTGCCATACTGTTTTACATTCAACGCAGTTCTTTAAAGGACACTTATGTTGAGTTCTTGCTGTTTTATTTGTTATTTTATTTTGATATAATTTCTGAAAATCAGAAATGTACCATAGTTTGTTATTTTCCATAATTTTATTAATTAAGGGGCAAGGTAGCTTTCACCATTAAGACAAGGAGGGTATGATATTCCCAATAACATTAAGCATTTTTGCCCCTTATAGTTTTTGAGGTTCAGGGCGCCAACCAAATCAAATATTTTGTTTTGTCAACTTTAATTTCTAATCCACAACCAAAAAGGTCCTTTCATTTATGGTTATTAATGATTATTAATTCAGTAACATATTTGTCTGAACCTCAATTTTATTATTTTTTTCTCTGTTCAAGTATTTTCTGATTTTGTTCATATGTTGGCTGACCTAATAATTTCCATATATTATCAAATATTAATTGGCCATCATTAGACATTCTATCTCTATCAACTTCTTCTAATTCACTTAAAAGTTTTAATAATTGTTGAGTTAGTTTAGTTTGTATGTTTAAACCTACTTTTTGCATTAGTCACAATTTCCTGTAGTACAAGCTCCCGATTGAGCTTTAATAATTCTATCTTCAGTTAAAGTTTTTGATTCAAAATTATCTACTTCTTTTGTTTGCTTTTTGGCTTTATGTAATATAGAAGATAATTCTTCAGCAAGTATTCTATCGCCTTCTGTAACATGAGGATGTTCAGCTAGTACTACAACGCATCTATCTATTTCTTCCATTGTTAACCATACACCAAATTTGTGCTTGGTTATTGTTTCAGTTTCTGTTTTCATTTCTAACATATTTATCCTTTCAGTTTTTTTAATAATAATAAGAAAACATTTATATCCATTAGAGCGTAAGTATTTCCACGATCTTCTCTGAATGCTACTATATCTGTATGCTCACATTTTAAAAATGAAGCAATTTTTTTTCTGCGCTTAGCTTGAACTGTGTATTCTTCTATGGTGCAATCCACTTCTTCATGGAGCCCTAATGCTTGACCATTAGAACCCCATGCACGAACAGCTTTTAAACCAAAGCCTTTAGCTAGGTTTACCACTTCACGCTCAAAAGCATTGCCTTTTTGTTTACTTGGACTAGCCATCGTTTCCTAACGCAATCCAAAATAAATCAGGTGTTAAACGCTTTACATTTCCTTGTTTGCATCTTATTGCCATAAACCTAGTGTCACGTTTTAATTCATCTATTAGCATTTCTATTGAACCAGCTCCAAGTTGCACACCTTCTTTTTTAAAAATTTCTTTAATTTCTTTTTTTGTCATTATTTATTCCATGTTTTATTTGTATTAAAAAGGCAGTTAAATAGATTGTAGCATCTAAAGCTTCTTCTAGTGTTTCTTCTAGAAAGTCTCTTTTATCATTGATTGGTATTGGAGCGCCATATCTTTTAGCCCCTAATTCCATTCTTTCTTCTATTTTGCTTACAATTTTCTTACGTATGTCTAAGGTATCCATTTATTCCACCTATGTAAGGTTAAACTAACTTCTAATGGGCCCACACCGAGACTAGCAACGATATGTTCTCCATTTATTGAATGTATTCCTGTTGTGATATTCACTATCCAAAGAAGAATGAGGGACGTGAGAACGCCCCTATCTTCTTGTTTGTATTTAAATGATATAAGTCCATTGGCAATGTTTAGCCTCACACTTGTTCCCATCTAAATGTTTTGGGTTGAAATTCAAATTGTAATTTCATTTTATTTTCATCTCTCGATTTCTTACTTACAACATAACGAGTAAGTTTATCTCTATCTCCATTAATCATAATTACTTTATCAGCTTTTTGGACAACAGTCATACTGCCTTTAGCAGCAGTCATATCTGCTGAACCATTTTTAGCACCTTCTTTATTCATGTGATGTACACCGATAACAATAAGGTCTTGTGTGATAGCAATTGTTTTTAAAGTATTGATAATCTTATTCATTCGTTCAAACTCATTATATACGTTATCTACATTTATATCTTCAGTTGTGTCTATAACGAGTATTTTAGGTTTTATTTCTGCGATTTGTTTTTCTAATCTGCCTAATTCAATTGGATCACTAAGTACAGATATTTGTTTAAACTCTCTACCAAGATTTGATTTTTCATTTTCATTTATTGCTTCTTCAATTACCTTTTCTTTTGGAAGGCTATGTGTTATTTGACAAAAGCGTCTAAACATTAAATGATGATGAAGTTCAAGACTGAGATATAAACAAGTGAGATTTGGTAAGTTTGCAACTAAGTTTTGCACAAATGCAGTTTTACCTAATCCTGTATCTCCAAGGATAATTACTAATTCTCCTGGATAAACAGTATATTTCTGACCTTCTCTAGGAAGTCTCCATATTTCACCAAAATCAAATGATTTATCTGTAAAGTCTTGTTTGATGTAATCTTGATAAGAAGATTCCATTTGTTTTGAATTTTTAATATTTAAAGAATAATCTTTACGTTTGTAATAAATGCATTTAGTACTGCACCATTGTGACATAATAGGGTCATCACATCCGTATTGATACCCTTCTTTAAATACTTGTTTTGTACATGATTGAGATTCTTTATCTAAGCCAGAATATGATTTTAATGAAATCTCTACAATTTCTTGTGGAGTTCCATTTCTTCTAAGCCAAGATGCAATTCGCATCATAGTTTCATTTCTCTGTCCTTGAATAGGCCCAGCATGATATGCTTTCTGCATACAAGTGACGATTGCATTAGGGTCGCCTTTTATCTTATGTAATTTTGCAGTTACAGGAAGAGATGCTCTCATTGGTTTTTTAATTAAATGAGAAAGCATAGTATCTATTTCAATGTATTCATCAAACCAAAGACCATATTCTTTCCAAGGTTTAGAGCAGACTTCTTTAATGTCTGCCATATCCCAAGAGAATAGGTCTTCTCTGTCTATTTTTGTTTTATAGAATCCTGATTTTTTATTAATAGTTCCACCTGCACGAATTAATCTTGGTTTATCAAAGATATTATCAGCATGAGGAAATATTTCTGCAATTGTGGTTTTAACAGTAGTAGGGAGGTCTATTCCAGATTCAAATCCAAATACATCTGCTAAATGCACATGAAATCCTGTACCACTATACCATATAGTATAATAGTCATCTGGAATAGAATAATTATTAACCAATTCTTCCGTTACAAAATAACGCATTAAATCAAGTAGTTCTTTGTCTTCTAAACTACCTTTATCAAAGTCTAAAATGATTTGGTTAATATTAGCTAAGCCACTAAAGTTTTGTACTGTTCTTGTTTTTTCTATATGCTTTTTAAGATTTGCATCAAAACAATACCAACTATAATACACTTCGCTATTATCTTCTATCTTACCGATAAAGTCATGCAATTGTTGTAACTGCATGACTTTACCACGATTACTAACAGATGGAGAGGCTACTTCTACAAATTGTTTCTTAATGTCCAAGTATTTTCACCATATTTCATTTGTTGGTCTGTTAACTCAAGTCCGCTATCACGCAGTAAATGAGATTCTTGGTTGCGTAAGCGTCTAAACTCACGTTCTACTGTGGAAGGGAGAACACTACGTTGATGCCAACTTTTTATAAACTGAACACAATCAGTTTGTATGTTATGATTAGCTATTGTTGAACCATCTGATTGATTACCTAACCATTCAATGATCATATCAGATATTTTAACCCTAGCCATTAGAATGGCATATCATCGGTAAGAGGTGAGTCATCTTCAGCTTCAAAATCTGCTTTATGTTTATCAACTGATTCGTATTCATTTGAAGACCATTTTATTTTTTCTTGCTCAGCGTGTAAATATGCTTTTGGAACATAATCATGTTGCTTTTTATCTTTAAACATTTCGAGCCACTCAGTACGTAAAGCATTTGCGCCTTTTTCAACAGTTGTTACTTTTTTCCAAAAGTTTTTATACTTAGGATTTTCTGTTGGATATTCAGCACAAATTAATGAACGCCCAATTAAATCAGCTTTGGCTTCATCTGTGAAATCATCACCTTTGCTATTTAAAGCTGTTAATGGGTCAACACCTGCTGCTTCAATGAATTTCTTAATGTAATAACTGCCATTTCTACCGACTGTTTTATTTGTTCCATAATCGACTGCTACGCCTTGTTCTTTTTCATGATTACCTGCTAACCAAAACTTTTTTGACCACTCTGATGATTCATCTTTAATATGAGCAATTAAATTTATATCTTGATCATAGGTATTATTTTCATTTACAGTAATATCTTCGATAGTGTAAGTGTCAAAGTAAACTCCTTGTGGGTATTTACTAGATGAACTATTATTTTGTTTTTTAGGTTTAAACATTATTTAGTCTCCTTTAGTTTTTCTTCTGCTTTATCAACAAGTTCTTGAGTCCAACCATTTTGATCTAGATAATCAATCGTGCTTTGCTTACCTGCTTTAGCTAAACGATTTGTTAAATCTGTTATTATTTTTTTACCAACTTGTTTTACTTTATTTTGACCTTCCCTAACATCGCCCATTATAACATCAGCTTCTAAAGCGCTAATGATGTAGCCATCACTAGCAATCTTTTTTAATCTAACTTTATCTTTAGGTAAGGTTTTAGCATCACGTGCAAGTCTATCCATTTTAATAGATTGTTCTTGAGTAACGCAGTTTTCTTTTACAGGTTTGCCATTGTGATGTAGCTCTTCACGATTATCCATTCCATCAGGGTCTGGAGTATCATCAATAGCGAGTAAACCATTACAAGCATATTTACGAGCATAGGTGCTAGCAGTACCTGTCATTTGTGGGTCATCCATACCTTTTTTAGTAAGTGACTCCCTGGCAATTCCTACGCTTTCAACGCTATCTTCACCATCAGATAAAGTTGCAGTAGCTTTGATATAATTATTACCATTAGCCTCAACAAGGTCATCTGTAATTCTTAGGCTGCAACTTGTTTGTTCTAACAATGGTTTAACTTTTGAGTAAATATCGCTAAGTGTTCTATAATTGAAATTTGCAAAATTATTTACATTTCCTTTTTCTACTTTTAAAGTAGTTTGTATAAACATCAATTTTTCATCAATGTTTTTAAATTCCAGTTCTTCTGGTAATTTCATTTATTCTCCTTTTTATTTAATGTTTCATATTCACTTGGGTAACATCCAAATTCTTCACTTGATGTACCTTTTTTATTTTCTATCTCATAATAGCAAAATGTTTCTCCGTTCAATTCTTTAAATCCATCTTCACAGATTCTTGAACAATTAACACATACTGCTAAATCAGATATATATTCTGTTTGATAATATGTAAAATCACTCATAAAGTTGCTCCCCCTTAAAAGGGTACTAACCATGACGTTAAGTAATATAAGAGGGAGCATTAGAATTAACACAAAGCCATCGCATTATCATGCAATGAGATGTGTTTTTCTAGGATTTTGTTAGGGGGTGTAGTCTTTAAAGACTCCGTACAAGCATTGTATAAACCCCATAATGTATTTGAGTTAAACTCTTCATGCGAAGGTTTAAACCATTCTTTTTTTGCTTTTTGTAACTGACGAGGTGTCATGTCACCATTAATAAATAAACGACCAAGAAATTCACCAGCTTCATCTTTATGGATAGTTCTGTCTTTCATTGCTTCAGAATCTGAGGTTAGATTTTTAAAATTATCTATACCTTTATAAAGAGTAGACATAGTTTTTTCTTCAATATCATTCCATACATTTTTTGTATGTTTTCTCATATAAGTGACTTCGCCACGAAACATAAGATTATCACATACAAATATTTGCGCACCTGAACAGAATCCATTGCTCATTGATTTATCGTAACTAGAACGAATACCAATTGCATAACCCATTTCTGGATTATCTGTTGATTCGTATTGTAATACTGCAAACATACGTTGGTCTTTATTTTCACCACCACTTAATGCATATTGATCTTTTACAAAAGAGTATTCATTAAGAAGTCTATCTGCTATTTTCTTCGTATTTACTACCAAGTCTTCATATCCAACTGGTATATACGTGTTTGTTTGTTGTGGAAGGGGAACAGATGCAACTTCATCAAAGTTTACAATCCGTCCACCGCAGTGTGTCATTATCATAATTTTTTATGCATACTTGAAATAAAATGGAAATACAATTTGATTGCATTTTTTGTTTGTACATACCCATATATCATAATATCTGTCTCCATCGTCTTCTCCATTTTTTTCAAATTCAAGAGTGTTTTCACAATAAGGGCATTTTTCTTTTGATTTTTTATCCAAGGAATATTCCTTTCTAATGTTTCGCCCCGATACAAGCGAATAAGAGGTAAGTCATAAAGGTGCATCGGGGCTGTAGGTCGGATTACCAGAGTCTAATTCTTCGTGAATTTGAGTCGTTTGAGTTTTAATCGTGTTTTAGCGTAACTATATAATTTGCGTTTATTAGCTAGGTCAATTTTATCTTCCTTAGTTAATGTGTTTTTTATATAGTCGTTCTGGTATCCTTTTATATACCTAAGACCTTCGGTATATGTGTGTAATTGTCTTTTGCTCATAAAGCGTATTTTAAAAACTTCATCAGCATATTTTTTTCCATATGTTTTAGACCTTGCTAAATGAGTATCACGATGAAGGTCTGTGTCTATGGCGTTTCTGAATAATATACCTAATGTTTTTATAGGTAGTTCATCTTGTCTTAAAGTATTAAGTTTTTCAATTGTTGAATAACTTAAACTATCTTTTAAAGGTGTTTTAATCATCATAATTCCTTTCTTAGTTTAATAATTATTATACATTTATGCAACCTTTGTGTAGTAATATTACACAAAAAGTTGAAATTAATGAGTATTGTGAGTAATTTTTTGTATGAACATAGATACTATGATAGAGTGGTTGAAAAAAACAGAGATACCACTGACTACCATTTCTAAAAAAACCAAAATTAGTCGAAAGACATTATATAATTGGTTAAATGGAGGTGTTATTAGGCCAAAGTCTTATCAGAAGATTTATGACGCATATAAAGATGATATTAATCTTATTAACACCGATATTAAATTAAAGGAAGGAAAAGGTAAAAGTAACATGGAAGCTCAATACATTATTGATTTACAAAAAGAAAAAATAGAACGATTAGAAAAAGATTTAAATAGATTAATAGAAAGACCTTTTCAATCTACGCAATGGAATGGATTAAATTATCATTTTTATAGCGTGTTGAAGATTAGTTATTCATTTCCAAATAATCTCACCAGAAAAATGACACAATTAGATAATCGTGATAAAATTGAGCATTATTTAGGCTATAGTCAGAAAGAAATTGATAAAATTTGGGATATAGGTACATTATATAAAAAATTTAATGATCACCCAGTTAATACTATTGTTGCTAAACAATCATTAGATGCTATTGATGAAAAAGTCAGAACAATGCCAACTTTATTTGAAAGTTTAAAAGATATGGTAGGTAATTTTTATATTCCAGTTCCAATTAGCTTTATTCGTAAAGATGGCAGTATTCAGCATTCTGTTACATATAATAAAATTCATTGGATAGCTAAAAAGATTGAATCTAAAACTGAATTTATTATAGACGATTAAGTGGCTCTGTAACCCAATTAGGGAAATTTTACACAGAGCCACACGCACCTTTACTATTTAGTACTGTCTTATTGAATTAGAACCGCTTCCTTTATTTGTGAACATTAATTCACTATGAGGAATTTCTTTCCAATTAATTAAAGCTGCTTTGTCAACTGCTTCTGCTTTTGTTTTAAGCATATTATTCGCACATAAAACAGATAGTTCATCTTTTGAAAATGCTTTAAAGAACTCTTTTCTTGCATCTTCATTACCGCTAAATGCTTTTGTAGCAGTAGTAAGACAACTATCCAATTTTAATAGCTTTAATAGCGTATCAATTTGAGCGAAATCAGCATATTGCCAATGTTGATTGAACCATTCTTTTGTCATACCATTAAATAGTTCTTCATCTGTTTTAGATGTAACTGTTGGATGATCATTAAATGTTTCAGTGTGGAAAGGTTTATTTAATTCTAAACAAATTCCAAGGTCATGAATCAACCAACCAAGAACAATACGATTATCTTTTTTGTCTCTTGTATTAGTATCAACATTAGCCTCAACATATTCAACAATATATGGCTTTACCCACTTATTAAGTTTGTTGTACTTTAACTGATTAGGGTCTTTATCTTCCATTGCTTTTTCTTCATAATGAGAATCATCTTTAACATCTTCAGTAACTGCATTTTTAACTACATCTACAAATAACTTAGAATTAAAGACATCACCATTCCAGGCTCTTATAATAACATTGCTATAAGGAGCGCCTGTTTGTTTCTTTATATTAGATTTAAGCGTACTTACTTTGTTTGCAAAATCAAAAGAAATGCTTTGTTCATATCCATTTGTGCTTTCAATAAGGCAATCATTTAAATATTGACCAATTGCAGTTTCATTTAAAAACACTTCTTGCAGAAACTCTTCATCATCGCAAAACTGTTCTTTAGCAAACTCTTGAAATAGAACATTTTCATATACAGGAGTCATATCAGCTTTTTCTTCACAAGCTCTGAATGTCTTTTCACCTACAACATCACATATATATTTCCATTTATTTTCATCTGTTTGCAATTCTCTTTCTAAATAATAAAGAAAAGCTTCTACATTATCATCCTGATAGCTATAATTTAATATTTCAGATTTAACGCTTTCTTTAATCCAATCACCAGTTTCAAGACTTAATAATGATTTCATAGCAATTTCTTGTTTTTTGATAGGAGATTTAGAAATGCTTATTAAGTGGTCACTCCAATCATTACTATATTCATCTTTTATTACATAGCGGATAAATGGATGCACATTGCAAATAGCTAAAGCAGTATCTACCCAAGCTACGCTTTTTCCAAAATGAGAAGATAAAGCTTTGCGTGTAGTTATAGCGCCTTGCTCAACTAATTGATCTATAGCATAACTAGCATCTACAAATGTCATAGGTACTGTAAACATATTGGTAGATACTTGTTTAGTTACATCATCAATTTGACCATTAGATTCATAAGCTGGTATTTCTTCTAGTTTTAAATCTTTAGCAATTTCAACTCTTTGATGGCCATTAATAATAACGTATTTACCATCATCATTTATACGATATGTGATAGGGGTTAACATTCCAACCTTTGCAATATTAGACTTTAAAGCCTTATATTCAAGTGTTTTCTTATTTGTTTTTTCTGCTCTGACATTACCTTCAGAGATCAATTTACTTACTGGTATTGTGTTGTTCATTCATTTCCTTTGCTATTTGTTGGTTAATTTCTGTTATACTAACAGTTTTTTCTGAATTAAGATGTTCAGAATGATGATTTATAGATATTGTCCATTCTAAAGCATCCATAAAACCATCTAACCAATCTTGATTAGGTTTTTTTACTCCAAATGCTCTAGGTTTCATCATATGAACTAACTTTAAAAGTATTTCACTTTTTGATTTTCTTTTCATTTATGAAATCCTTCAATGAATAAATCGATTTTCTGTTGTATGTATGCAAGTTCTGCATCTTCTTCTATTTTTCTTTCTAACGCTTTACTTGTTAGAAGCTTTTTTTTGGTTTTCTTTTTTGTTTCTTTCATTATTTAGTTCTTCTGAATTACCAATTATACATTCTTTAAAAGCGTTTAATCTTCCTTCTTTCCAATGTAATATAGAATCTTTTTGATAATCAGATTCATTAACATATCTAGAAAGATGGTCTATTACATTATCATATTCTTTAATTAAAACTTTTATCAAATCTGGTTTAGTCATCATTTTATTTTTCCTTTTTATTAAATTTTAAAAGACGAGCAAGACATTTCAGCCAGGTTCTTGCTTAATCAGGACTCTGTTCCCTTACGGGCGCTATGGACTTTGATTTCGTCTTTTATTAAAGATAGAACATAGTTCAGAAACTGTTCTTATGGTCAAGCCCCCAGCCTGACTATTTACGCTCTGGGTACACGCCTATCTTTAAATTTAAGGGATGAGTTTTGCAGCTATGCTTTTCGCATTTAACTTATTTGATTTGTCTTTCAACCGAAGTTTCATCAGACCCTGAGTTTTAATCTCAGAAACCCATCCCATTAGCTAATATTTAAATCTTCTGGGATGTTAGTGGCGGGTCATATTATCCACTTTTGGAAGGCTCTCAACAACCTCACTACCCTAGTACATCCCAGCGTCTGTTATAACATTTTTTAACTATGCGTACACGATTAGTGCTTTTCAGCCTAATCCACCACTACCTAAATAAAGAAGTGTGCTTCCCAAAACTTCAGCAATTCGGACACTCAGTCACTTTATTTATAATCATTTTATTATCAGCCGATATAGTGGTACATCTCCACCCATCTTGCCATTGTGTATTTCTACGATAATAAATATGATTATCCACTACTCTGGTTTACCCAGCTCCCTCTGCATAGTTAATTATAATATTTGCTCTGTTTTGGTGTCAAGGTACAGAGCAGACCTTGTTTGAGTAACAATATGTAGGGCGATATCTTCATTACGGCTATAACCTACTTGCTCTCTAATTTAATTTTTTTTCTTTATTAAAGAGAGGAGGGCAGTTGCTTTCTTGCGGAGTCCACAACTGCCCTTGAAGGAGGATACGATAAGATTAATTATAAGATTTAATGTTTACTTTGTTAAACAACTCTACTTCTCTTTCAATTTCAAGTTGGTCTGATTCGTATCTACTAATTACATTGTCTTGCCATCTTGGGCGTTGAAATAATTCTTTCATATCTTTCCACATTTCAACTACGAACATTCCACAGATCACATAAAGTAATCCAACTGTTATATAACCTAGTATTATCATGCGTATTTCCTCCTAATTTGTTTTACTACTGATGGATTATTATGCATCCAATAAAGTTGGTTTTTACTGCGTTTTTTAACCTTATAGATTGGTTCATTAGTAGCTTTATGAAACCATTCTACAAGCTGATATTTGTAACTAAATAAGCATTTCATATATTACCTGCTTTTTTTTAAGTGTAAGGATTAATAGATACGCCCAATCACTAGGACTGAGCGTATCTATGTAAGAACTATCTGTCTTGTAAGACACCAGCAAACGCTGATAAGAGACGCTTGGAAGTAACTCCTTGACTCTCATAACGAGATGCTCTGGTAACATCTTTCTCGCCATTACGGGTTTCAACAGTATCATCATACATCGCGCCTTTAAACTCAAGCATCTCGTATAATGCCTCAGCAGTTTGGCGTGCATCATCAGCATCATCATTATGCCAAACTGTTAGATTAGTTGCATATTCAATGATATAATTAGCAAACTTAACAGCCTTCTCAACACCTTCTTCAAGCTGAGAAGTGAAATCTCTAAAGCCTTCAAAGCCATTATCATTTATAGAGATTTCATCATATCTAGATTCGCCTTTTCTCAGCTGGCCTTGATTACGAATTGAAAAACTAACAGATGTATTCTTTTTATCTTGTTTCATTATATTATCCTTATCTTTTGTTATTATGATTTACAGTGGCGCAAGCGCCACCACAACGAGGGCGTTCCATCTTTTAATTAGGTATGTCTGGCCACCACGAAAGAACTTGAATGCAACACAACTGCGTGAATGAATGCGGAGCATTCTAGTTCTTTCAGGTAATTGTGAGGTGTTTACGCAGTATAGTGAGCTATTTAAACTGGCCTGTATGTACACTGCACGCAGACAGTTTAAACCACGAAGTAAACTCAACACAATTACACGTTGGCATACCTAATTAAAAGGGGGTAGGGGTACTGTATATCTCTCCCACACATTCTACAACAAATTTTCAAAAGTGGGTAGAGCGACCAAGTTGCGTTTTCTTATCTTCAACTATGTCAAAAAAGTATTATAACCCAAATACCGACTCAATGACCGAGTGGGATAGTGATAACGATAAATGGGTAACAGTCACAATGGATCAAAAGAATATTGATGATTTTCTGTTTTTAAGAGACTATATAGAAGCTGAAATGCAAATCGAGTCGTGTATAGAAATGCAAAAAGACGACTACGAAATAAAATTTGAAAATTTTTTAAAAAAAAACTTGCAAAACTAGATGGAATGGTTGTTTTTTATACAGTATATATACAGTACAGTATATAAACTGTATTATTATACTATGTATAATAATACTGTACAGTGTATATACTGTAGTACTCATGGATTATTTAACTAGAAGGCTCAAGGTAAATAACTATGAGGATATGACCTATCCCGTTTATACTAAGAAAGAAGCAGATGAGAGGGATATTGCGTACAAACCTTGGAAAGATTGCGTTGCTGGGGATTTTGGTCTTTCCGATGATGGTTATGTCGCAGAATGCATTGCACATAATCAATATAAGACTAGCATTGAATTGCAGTTTTCCTTTGGTAGAATGTGGCTTTCAGACAGAGCTAAGTTATTATACGAACCAAGAAGGTTATCTGGTAACTATGCCACTGTATCCACCGCATCCTTTGAATACTTGGAAGGAAAACACGCAAGAACTAAACGAGCAGTTGACATCTATACAAGAATGTTGCTCGGTGGAACTCCCATTGATTGGTCAATTATTGGAAAAGCGTACAGACCTGACCAAAAAAGACCCGACCTTACTGCAAAAAGACTATTTAAACAAGAGGCTGTCAAAAACATGGTAGATAAAAGAATAGATAAAGCATTAAAAGAAAAAGGAATTACGGAGGGAGAGGTTCTAGATGTCATTGCAGATGCAATTACACTAGCTAGAACCAAAGAAGACCCTGGCACAATGCTGAGAGGTGCAGAGCAATATATACGAATATTAGATATGTTGCCTAAAAAAGCAGTTCAGACAGATACAATGCAAATTGATATGACAAGTCAAATTGTAGATCAAATTGAAAAAGAAGAAAAAAGGGTCAAACTGGAACAAAAAAAGGAGATAACTGCAAATGGGAGCTAAAGGCTTATCACCAATGGCTGATAGAGAGCCTACATGGTACAAAAAACGCATTCTTTTGAAATATGTGGATGAAGAGCAGATGGAACTATTTTATCAAATTTTAAAGACCATTGCGGAAGAAAATGGAATTAAGGTAGAAAATGGCGAAGTAGATTACATTATGGGTTCTGATTATTAATTACGCACACAAACGCAACTCGTTAGGTAAAATACACTAGGTGTCAGCAAAAGTTAATAACAAGACCATCATAGAAAAACTGAGGCATGATATGGTTCTCTTTGGGAAAATAGCTATGCCTCAGATGTTTTCTGCGCCATCTCCTAAGTTTCATCACATTATTGCAGAAGATTTATTAAATAAGTCTGAAAAGCAAATAAATATTATTGCCCCTAGGGGTCACGCCAAAAGTTCTATCGTAGGTGGCGTACTCCCACTGTACCATTTGATGTTTGACCAGGGGAAAAAGCTAATCGTGTTGGTATCTCGAACTCAAGACCATGCAGTAAAGCTTTTGGGTACAATTAAAGACTGCTTAGACTATTCTCAGCAATTTAGGCAGTTGTTTGGATATTGGGGGCAACATTCTGCTAGAAGTTGGGCAAAATCAGAAATAGAGCTAAAAGACGGTTCTATGATAATCTGTAAAGGTACAGGTCAGCAGTTGCGAGGCATTAAAGTAGGAAACCAACGCCCTACGCTTATAATTGTTGATGACCCTGAAGATGAAAACAATACTAAGACCGCTGAAGCAATGGAACATAACCTTCGATGGTTGCTGCAATCAGCAGTTCCATCGGTTGACCCGCAAAAAGGAAGAATCATTGTAATTGGCACTCCTCAACACGAAAGATGCTTGGTTGAAACCTTAAAAGTGATGAAGGGGTGGACAAATAGAGTATTTAAGCCTGATATTGAAAAAGGTATCTCATTATGGGAAGAATGGTGGCCTGTAAAAAAATTAATTCAGAAAAAAGAAGAATTAGAGTCAATTAACAGACTTTCTGTGTTTTACAGAGAATATATGTGTGAAATCGTTGGTGATGAAGACCAACTGTTTAAAAAAGAAGATATTCAGTACTATGAGGGGAAACTTCGTTTTAATAAAGAAAATAATCCAATGTTAGACCTTACAGAGATTGATGGTACAAAAGTAAATGAATCTGTGCCAATTAATATCTTTACAGGGGTAGACCCAGCTTCAAGTGTAAAACAAACTGCTGACTATTCGGTTATATTTAATCTAGCGATAGATGACAAGGGAAGGAAGTTTGTATTGCCTTACTATCGTAAACACGCTAAGCCACTAGCTTTAGCAGAAGCTATTGTAGATAACTTTAGAAAGTTCCGTAGTACAAAAACAAGAATTGAATCTGTTGGGTATCAGGAAATGTTAAGACAATATGTGCAAATGCGATGTGATGAAGAAGGATTATACATTCCTGGCTTAAATATTAAAGAAAACCCTAGAACAAGCAAATCACACCGATTAGAAAGTCTTCAACCTTCTTTTGCTAAGAAAGAAGTATTTATTATGAAGAATATGCAGAATTTAGAAGATGAAATGCTTTTATTCCCTCGTGGAAAGCATGACGACCTTTTGGATGGACTCTTTTATGCATTTAAAGGTTCATATAAACCTTTTCATGAAGATTCTGAAGTTCCTGTCTTAGGAATGAACTATCGCCAAAATAATGATTGGCAAATTAGTTAATGGTGTAGACCGAGGGATTTGGGAAATGATAAGTTCATTCCCAAAATGCCCCATACCAAAAATAAACTTGTCACAGAAACAGAACGCTTATTAGATGACTTTCACTCCGAAAGAGCTACTTGGGCATCTCAGGCAATGGAAGATGACGAGTTCCGCAATAATCAGCAGTGGAAATCTGCTCATGTTACTACACTAGAAAAAAGGTCACAAAACCCAATAGTAGACAATGTTGTTCACCCCGCAGTTGAACAAGCAAAAGCCCTCCTTACTGCAAATAAACCAAAGTTTCAATCTACAGGTAGAGATGATAGCGATACAAAGGTGGGCAGAATTTTTGCAGATATTATGTCTTACATATGGGATAAGTCTAATGGCAACGTACAGATCAAACAAGTTGTAGATGATTATTACGTAAAAGGAATGGGGGTCATACAAGCCTATGTTGACCCGATGAAGGATTTTGGACGTGGGGAAGTATGTATCCATAGTATTGACCCCCTCGATGTGTATATAGACCCAAATAGTCGAGATACTTTTTGTAGAGATGCATCAGATATTATGATTGCAAGGTTATTTACAGAAAAACAATTGAAACAGTTATATCCACAAGTAAACACGAAAGATATGACTACATCTGCAAATGACAGATACCCTGCAATGTCTAGGGAGTCTACACAAGACCAAATGATTGGGCCAATGTCTAATGATACCTATTCCTCAGATACAAAATACTATGAAGTAATTGATAGATATAAAAAAGAGAAACATAAGTATTTCCATGTACTAGATACTTTAACAGGCGAAGAAGTAGTCTTAAATAAGGATGGTTTTGCAGAATACGCTAAAGAACCCGCGATTAAAATGACAAATGCTGATGGTGAAAGTTATATTACAGAGCAATCTAGTGTAACAGAGCTAATTGGAGTATTTGAAGCAACAGGTGGTATTTATCACTTTATGGAAGATTTACAAACGGGTCAACCAACAATAATGCCAGGCCCCGAGCATGAAGAGGCAATACCAAATAGCGGACATCAAATTGAAGTTATTACTAAAGGTGCTTTGGTTGAATTAGGCATTATTGTTTCTAATAAAATAAAAACAGACAGAATTAGAAGAATTTTATGTGCGGGTGGAAAACTACTATATGATTACATCATGGATATAGATGATTACCCAATAGTTACATTAATGAATAGACACAATCGAAATCCATATCCAATGAGTGATGTGCGCTTTGTAAAGCCTATTCAAGAGTACATTAATAAAGTTACTTCTTTAATAATTGCACACGCTTCTAGTTCAACTAATACAAAACTGCTTATTCCAAGAGGTTCAATGAATCGTAGGCAATTAGAAGAAGAATGGGCAAGAGCGGGTACAGGTGTAATTGAATATGATCCTGAACTTGGTACACCAATTGTTGCGGGACCAATTCCACTTCCTAATGAATTATATAAGAACAGAGAAGATGCAAAACAGAGTATATATCATATTTTGGGTATTCACCCTTTACAACATGGCGACCCATCTGCCGCTCCTAGTACTTACAAGGGAACTGTGGCTATTGATGAGTACGCTCAAAGAAGAATTAAATCAAAGATTGATGATGTTGATGAAGCATTGAATCAGATTGGAAAGATCATTGTTCAATTGATTCAACAAACCTATACGGATGAAAAAGTAGTCCGCATTATGAAACCAGATGGGAGATTAGCTGAATCTGTAATGAATCAGCCAGTCTATGATGATTTTACCAATGAGATTATTGGCAGAGTAAATGATGTTACGATTGGTAAGTATGATTTGGTTGTTGTGAGCGGTTCAACCTTACCATCAAATAGATGGGCAAGATTTGATTATTACATGACCCTATACGAAAAGGGAATTATTGATGCTCAAGAAGTCTTAGAGCAAACAGAGGTAGCGGACACAGAGGGCGTTATGCAACGAACAAGTATTATACAACAACAACAGCAAATGATTCAGCAGTTAGAAGAAGAACTCAAAAATACTAAAGGTGATTTACAAACTGCACAACGTGAATCAACACACGATAGAAAACGTGTTGAAATAGAAAAATTTAAAACAAAGCTGAACTCTGCTTCAAACAAGAATGAGTCAGCTACCAAGCTATTTGAAGCAAGATTAAATGATGAGCTTAGAATAGCAAAAGAAGATTTAAGACGAGAAGAAAACCAAAAAGGAACTGTTGCTGTTTCGTAACAAATAGTTCCAAAGGAGAATAAAATGTCTGAACAAACACAAACCTTGGATGCTGGAGCTAACGAACCTGAATATTTTGATTTAGGGGGAGAAGCACCAATTCAAGAGAGTGATTCGGGTCAAGAGCAAGAAGCTCCAAACCCTGTAGATGAGTTGGAGAGTTATGATGAAAATCTAGCGCCTCCAACATTTCAAAACTTAGAAGAAGTTTCTGAGGAGTCCGCTCCAAAAGAAGATACTTCACGTTTTGAATACTGGCAGAGCAAATACGACCAAAAGGCAAGTGAATACAACAAACTACAAGAAGAAATGGGTCAATATGAGAAGGTTAAACCAATTGCAAACTATATTCAAGAAAACCCTGATATTTTGAAAGGTGTTGCTAAATCACTTTCTGGGGATACCCCGACTGTTGCCGACACTAACGAACAGTTGGCATCTCCAAAGAAACCAGAGCGTCCCGCTAAACCTGTCAATTATGACTCATCTGAAGCTTATATGGATGTAGATAGTGCAAGTTATAAATATCGTGAAGCGATGGATAACTATCGTGATCAAATGATAGACTATAGCGAACAAGCTGAACAATATAGAATAAATCAGTTAGAGGCAAAAGAAAATCAGATACGTCAAGCGCAACAGCAATACGAAGCGCAAAGACAAGCAGATAGTACACGAAATGAACTAATGAGTAAATATGGATATACTCCTGATAAAGCTCAAGAGTTTATGCAGTATTATTCTAGCCCTGAATCTCTAACACTAGACAATCTTGTTCGTTTAGATAAAATGCGCTCCGCTCCAAGCCAAGCTGAAGTTGAACAAAGGCAGAAAGCCGAAATGATGAAGCAAAAACAAAATACTCTAAATACGCCTCCACCCGCAGGGGTAGTGAGTGCGCAATCAGAGCCTCAGATTAGTGAGGAAGATGCTTTTAATCTCGGTTTGATGCGAAACAGAAGATAATGGTTTAATTAAAAACGGAGAAAACATAACATGGCAAGTAATGCAAAAACATTAGGGTCATCGGGTGTTTTATACACAGACAGACGTGATTTTTATATGCGTCCTAATGTGGTTAAAGAACTCTGGACTGACGTAACGCCTTTTACAACAGTTGTTGCTAACCAGCAAACAATTTCAGGTTTAAAAGACCCTCAGTTCAAGATGTTTGAACATCGCAACCCTTGGCAAAAACAATACTTTCAACAAAGCACAACTCAAGCAGTTGCCGCTGATAACGGAGCTGACACTTGGACTGTCAAATCTGGTTCAGTAGTTGGACTTGAAGGTGAAGGTGGAGATTATGCATATAACAGTTGGATTGGACTTGAATGCGAAGTCTGGTCTGCTTTAACCCCAGGTTCTACTAAACGAGGCGTAGTATTAATTACTGCTGTTGCAGGTAGTGGTTCAAGTGCAAATATAAGTGTTAAAAATATGGGAGATGCATCAATTACTCCCTCAGATGGTGACTATTTAATAGTTGTTGGTAACGCTTATGGTGAAGGTACATCAGCTGGAACTGCTTGGAGTGATGAGCTATCAGTAGTTTACAACCAATGTCAGATATTTAAGACACCTCTTCAAATTACTGGTACTCTTTTAGAGGCATCATTAAGAGGTGAATCATCTGAGTTGGCTAGACTAAGAGATCAAAAGTCACAAGAGCATAAGATTCAAAAAGAACGTGCTTTCTTATTTGGTCGTTCACCGATTAATACATCTGCTGGTTTTGATGACAATTCACTATCTGATGCGGATGGCAATATTGTTCGTTCTTGCATGGGTATCATCCCTGCAATTGAAAAACATGGTGCTGCATCAGGAGCTGACCAAAACAGATTCGAAATCTCAGAAGCAAGTTATTCTTACGATAACTTTGTAGATGACATGGAAAAAGTGTTTCAATATGTTCCTGAAGCTGGAATGAAACGTGCTTTCTGTGGAATGGGTGCAATGAGCTACTTTTCTAAAATGTCTGGTGCTTCTGGTCTTGCAGGTAATTCTGGTTGGACTGTAAACCTTGGTGATATGAAAAGAGATGCTCTTGGTTTTAACTACAGAGTGCTTGAGTCGCCTCATGGTGCATTGCAGTTAATTCCAACTCCAGTTCTAAGAGAAACGTACAACAAAACTATGCTTGTAGTTTCAGATGAAAATCTGTTCCATGCACAGTATAGAGCGCCAAAGTTCCAAGCTAACATCTTAACTGATGATGCTTACGATGGTGTTAAAGACCAGTACATGTCTGATGAAGGAATTGGTGTTACACTAATTGAAAGTCACAAGCTATTCAACATTGTAGCGTAAGGGAGGCATATTATGGCTAAACCTTATTTAGGTGGTTCAAGTGGTGGAGTTAAAGCAGTTAGTGCTGACGTAACATTGCAAATTGCTGATTCTGGAAAGACTATATTTATGTCTGAAGGTTCTGCGGCGTATGACATTACGTTACCTGCAGTCAGTAATAAAGGTTGGGAAGCTAAATTTATTTTAGTTGCTTCTCCAGCAAGTTATGACATAGACATTAAAGCAGCGTCTGGTGATGAAGATAAAATCAAAGGGATTGAATTTTCTGATGCTGATACTGCTTCTGCTACAGATAGTGATTGGGATAAAATCACTTTCAGTACTAATGGCGTGGCGGGAGATTATGTAAATGTAATATCCGACGGAACAAGTTGGTATATGCATATTCATGCTTCGGCTGATAACTCAGTTACACAAACTGATTAATAACAAATAGAGTGAGGGGCTTTATGCCCCTCCTCTTGTAAGGGAATATTATGGAAAGTAAAAAAATAAAAGAATCAAGAGTAATTACTACTACTGCTAATTTATTGTCAACTGATAGTGAAGATATTATTTTTATGGAAGCCGAATCGGATGATCAAGTTATTTCATTACCAAAAGATTTAATACCAGGCTTGTCTTATACATTTATTCACTCAAATGCATCTGGTGCTTCTACCTGTAGAATAACACCAACAAATTCAAAAATTATTGGATATGTTAATCAGCATGAAGGTGGAAATGCAGATGCAACAACTGCTGATGGTTTAGTTTCTGTTTTAGATGGGGCTGATGGCAAATACATTCAATTAACTAAAGCAACTGGCCACCAAGGTGATTTTATCAAATTAATTTGTAATGGGAGTGATTGGTATGTTGCTGGTGGATTAGGAATTTTTACTCATGAGTCGTAAAAAGAAAACAGTAAAAAAGAAAGCGGTCAAACCGAGTAAAAAAAAAGACCCAGTTATGGACGCTCTAAGAAAGCCTATTAAGATTTAATGGCAACATTTGAAGCACAAGTAGAGGCTCAGACCTCAATAGCAATAACAGATGTTAGTACACCTACTCAAAATGAATTATCTCAATTCTTAAAAGATGGTGTGCTTGACGTTACTGCTAGAACTTTAAAATCAAATCCAAGTGATTTTCAAGATTTTATTAAAGTAAGTGCAGAGCAAACTTCAAATGGATTGGATGTAAATGGCGCACAAATTATTAAAGTATTGCGAGAAGATGGGACAGATGGACAATGGAGAAATTGCAAACAAGTAGGTATTGAAATGGAATTTGCATCAAGAGACACAGGCAGTATTCACTTGGCAACAACTAATAATCCTGTCTTTATGATTCAAAGTAATGGAACAGTACATATACAACCTGCCGCTACTTCAGGTGGCGCTAATTCATATAAAGTTTATTATATCAATAATGTCCCTGTAGATAAAGCAGAACAAGCATTGGTTTATTCTCATAGCGATATAGGATTTTTTGCAGACGATAAAGTATATCTTGTTGTGATCTATGCATCTATTAAAACAATAGAAGCAAAGCTATCTTCTTATACGATTGATGATGAAGATATTGAATTAGTTCAATCATTACAGGTAACTCTTGCAACATTGAAAGATAGTTACGAAAAGGCATTTATTGTATGACCCAAAAACAATTAATTGAAATAGTGCAAATACATCATCCTGAAATGAGCGAGACACAAATACGTTTGTATTTAAATCAAGCATTAGATGAGTTTTGCAGAAAAACAGAAATATTAAAAACCCAAAGTACAATAACGTCAACTGCAAATAAGCGCTATTATGACTTAGATGCTTTTGGGAAAAAATTTATTAAAGTAGAAAGAGTGGAGTTTGATAAAAATGAAATTTCTCAATTATCAGGCAGACCCGATAAATATAGTAATTCATAATGGCTAATGTAACAGAAAAAGTTTGGTGGGTAGAAACAGAATCAGAAACTGCTAATGAAGTAAATGACCCGCAATTAGGACTTGCTCAATACTCCAGGGTAGATGAAAATATTACTTATACACATTTAAGCGCAGGGAAAGAAATAAAAATATATGGCTCTGTTTATGATGAAGACTTTGTTAGTACTAGCGGAGGAGATGGTTCTGGAGGTATACGACTAGATGAGCGCCCCAATATTCCTGTCGATTTTCACGATGCTTTAACTCATTTTGTAATTATGAAAGGTTACGAAATGAAACCTGAAGCAATACAATTAGCGCAATATTTTGAAAACAAATGGAATATGTGTATAAACGAAGGAAGAGAATACAGTAATACAGATATGCAAGGCTCTACTCCTTCAATTATCCCATATGATTTTTAACCAATATGACCATGAGAACTGTCAAGCTCGGTAAGTCATAAGCAAGGAGAAACAAGATGACAATGCATAAATACTCAGTAAACGAATCAAGCAACATAGGATTAGGACAAGCTGGTTCTATTTTAGAAACAGGAAATACTGCTGTATCTGGTAAAAAAATAGTAGCGATTACATTTTTAGAAGATGCAGTATTTAGTGTTCTTACACCTGAAAGTGGAACAAATCAATACATAGGAAACTCCAACAACAATGGAGATAGTACTGCAAGTGTTACTTTTCCACAAGGAGTTACAATCTTTGGTCGCTGGTCTGCGTTTACATTATCAAGCGGTTCAGTAGTAGCATACTTAGGCTAGATCAATGCTGGGATTAGGCAGCAGTCTAGCTAAAGGGGGAGTATCCCTTTTAACATACGTTAAGGATAACCTTAAACTATACCTTGATTTTAAATCTAATAAGTCAGACACCCTCAAGTTTCCTTGTGAGGGTTCAACTTCATTTAATGGCACTAATCAACAAATAGAACTGTCGGATGCGGGATTTCCATCTGGTAATTCACCATTTACAATTTCTTGTTGGTTTAATAAAACTGCATCAGTTAGTTATGCGGCTCTTGTTTCTTGGGGTACTGCAAGTAATAATAATGCAAACTACTTAAACCTTGATAATGCAAATCATGTAAAAGCGGGGTTTTATAGTAACGACCTTGAAAATGGTTCAGGAACTGACACATCAGCAGGTACTTGGTATCACGCTACAGTTACATATGACGGAACAACAAGAAGAATATATGTAAATGGTTCAGAAGAAGTAAATGATACACCATCATCTGTTAATGTTACATTGGGTGGAACTTTGTACATAGGTACTTTTTTTGGTACTTATGATTTTAATGGCAAAATAGCAAATGTAGGAGTTTGGTCAAGAGCTTTATCTGTAGAAGAAATCAACTCTGTAATGAGAAAGAACTACAGTCAGTTAGGCTCTGTAGAAAAAACAAGTTTAGTTATGTGGCAATCTCTTGACTCTACGAGTGAAAAAGCACTTGCTTTAGATGGCACAGGGGATTTTGTTCAAGCAAGTTTATCATCTAATACAATAGGGCAAACATATTCTTTTTGGTGGAGTACTACAAATACAGGAATTAATAATTGGATATTTGCACTAAAAGAAGACTCTACTTATCGAGCAAGATTTTATCAAGACTATGCTTACCAATTTAGAGTGGGTACTCAAGCAGATGCTAATTATGTTTATGTAGGAGCAAGTGGTAACTCTACAGGGGTATATACCACTGGTAAATGGCATCATATATTAGTATATATAGATAATACGATTGGTAATTCTAAAGTATATGTAAATGGAGTTTCTTTAACAATCTCTGGAGCAAGTGGTAGTTCGTCTGTAGGAACATCCAACACACTTGTTATAGGAAATAAAGCTGGAAATATAAATCAATTTGCAGTATGGGATGGAGATAAAACCTCAAATGCATCTGCTATATATGCTTTGGGTGTGAACTCAACTTGGACAGATTCTTATAGCACAGATATGCTTGGGTATTGGAAACTTAATACAGCAAGTACTTCATCAAATGCTGTTATTGATTTAAGTGGAAATTCTGTTCATGGGACTGTTAATGGTAATCCTACATTAACTCATATTCCACTTGATTCTACTACAAACAATAATGATGGAGGGCTTATAGGAGCAGCAACTACTACATCAGTATATGGTGGTAATGCTCCAGTTCTTCCAAGAGCAGTAGATGTTGCAAGAGAAGGTGAAGCAGATGCGATTGGAAATGGAAGTGCTTTGTTTAATGGTAGCTCTGACTATATATCTCTTGACCATTACAGTTTAAGTCCATCTGGTACTAATACCATTTTATTTTGGTTTAAAACAGGAGTGGATGATAATGGAGCAGTTTATACAAATGTAGATGGAACAGCCAATTATATCTCAATAGGTATGTGGGACGGTCATATTCAAATGA